AGAAGAATTGATGTATGCTGATGAGATACACAGAATTGAAATGAAATTAAATGGAGTTAAACCTACAGATTCACATATAGATTGTATTGGTTGTGGCTCGTAAATTAAATTATGAAATCACCAACTCAGTTTATAGTTAAACCCTTTGAGGGTAGGCGTTATAGTAACGTAAAAAAATTAGCCGATTTAAATATAATACTAGATACTTCAGAAGAGTCCGCAGCTTTCTCTAATAGACAAGCCTTGGTCTTAGAAACACCCATAATGTATAATGGTCCTATTAAAAAAGGAGACCTTCTTTTAGTTCACCACAACGTATTTAAGTTTTATAACGATATGTACGGTAGAAGGCAAAGTGGTAAAAGTTTTTTTCAGGACAATACATTTTTCGTTGACCAAGACCAATACTATATGTATAAAAAAAACAATTCTTGGAATACTATAGAACCATATTGCTTTGTATCACCTATGCCATCTACGGAAACATATATATATAAACCCTTTTCTTTTGAACCATTGATGGGTATTATGGAGTATCCATCAGAGTCAAATAAAAAAAATGGAATAAAAAAAGGAGATATTGTTACCTTTATGCCTGACTCGGAATATGAGTTTAGATTTGAAAAAAAAGTTTTATATAGAATTAAATCAAAAAATATAGTAGCATATGAACCTCAAGGAAACAAAGCTTAAGATAATCCAAGCCGGTTATAGGGCTGTAGAGCAACTAATAAAAGTAGCAAAAGAAGATATTATAAAATATAATGAAGAGGATGATTTAGCTGCAGATAGATTAAAGAATGCAGCAGCTACAAAAAAACTTTGCATCATGGATGCTTTTGAAATACTTAATAAAATAGAAGCAGAAAAGGAAGCTATAGAAATGATAGGTTCAGAGCCGACCTCCAAGCAAGGGTTTGCAGAAAGAAATTCTAAATGATAAAAGAAATAAAAGATTATATATCACCATCTGTTGTTGCAAACAAAAATAGAGCAAGGACTTGGCTGTATGGATATAATCGAAAATATGATTTAGTTGTAATTTCAAAATCCGGACAAATTGGAAATATAATTGAAATATCAAATGTAAAAATAGCTCTACCAAAAACCCCTAAGGATATTATAAAAAGACATGATAAAAAGCTAGAGCAATATTGGGAAAGAAAACAAACTCCTAAACAACTTCAAAACATACGTTCCATTTTTCAATGGAATGAAATGCCTAGGGATTTTAAATCTAGGTGGGTGGATTATATAGAAAAAGAATTTGAATATAGAGATGAAGGGTATTGGTTTTTAAATAACGGAAAGCCAACATATATTACAGGTGCTCATTATATGTATTTACAATGGACTAAAATAGATGTAGGGTATCCTGATTACAGAGAAGCTAATAGAGCTTTTTTTATTTTTTGGGAAGCTTGTAAAGCAGACACAAGGTCTTATGGGATGTGTTATTTAAAAATAAGAAGGTCAGGATTTTCTTTTATGGGCTCCTCAGAATGCGTTAACACAGGAACAATATCTAAAGATTCAAGAGTAGGTATATTATCTAAGACAGGGGGTGATGCTAAAAAAATGTTTACAGATAAAGTTGTTCCTATATCTAATAACTATCCATTCTTTTTCAAACCTGTCCAAGACGGTATGGACAAACCTAAAACAGAACTAGCTTATAGAGTACCTGCTTCAAAAATCACAAAAAAAAATATGCATGAAATATTTGGAGATGACATGGAGGGATTAGATACCACTATTGATTGGAAGAATACGGATGATAACTCTTATGATGGAGAAAAACTACTGTTATTAGTACACGATGAAAGTGGAAAGTGGATTAAGCCAAACAACATTCTAAACAATTGGGGCGTAACTAAAACCTGTTTAAGATTAGGTAGTAAGATTATAGGAAAATGTATGATGGGCTCTACCTCAAACTCACTTGATAAAGGGGGTAATAACTTTAAAAAACTTTACGAAAGCTCCGATGTTTTAAATAGAAACTCAAACGGTCAAACAAAAAGTGGATTGTATAAATTGTTTATTCCGATGGAGTGGAACATGGAGGGGTTTATAGATATTTTTGGAATGCCTGTTCTACAAACACCAAAAGTAGAAGTGATGGGGGTAGATAGAGAAAATATTTATCAAAGTTCAATTGATTATTGGAACGGAGAGGTTGAATCACTTACTGATGATGCCGATACTTTAAATGAGTTTTATAGGCAATTTCCTAGGACAGAAGCTCATGCTTTTAGGGATGAAAGTAAATCGTCAATATTTAACCTGAGTAAGATTTATCAACAAATTGATTTTAATGATGCAGTAATAAAAGAACATAATATAACTCAAGGAAAATTTATTTGGAAAAATGGAATTAAGGATAGCAAAGTTATTTGGGTCCCCACTAAAAAGGGAAGGTTTCATATATCTTGGCTACCTGCATCTCATATTCAAAACAATGTTCATACAAGAAATAACTTAAAATATCCCGGCAATGAACACTTAGGGGTATTTGGTTGTGACTCATATGACATTAGTGGTGTAGTTGGAGGCGGAGGTTCTAATGGAGCATTACATGGACTTACAAAGTTTTCAATGGACGATGCTCCAACTAATGAATTTTTTTTAGAATATATAGCACGACCACAAACTGCAGAAATATTTTTTGAAGATGTATTAATGGCGTGTGTTTTTTATGGTATGCCAATACTAGTAGAGAATAATAAACCTCGTTTATTGTATCACTTTAAAAACCGAGGTTACAGAAAGTTTAGTTTAAACCGTCCCGATAAGCACACCACAAAATTATCCAAGACAGAAAAAGAATTAGGTGGTATACCCAACTCAAGTGAGCAAGTTAAACAAGCTCATGCTGCAGCTATAGAATCCTATATTGAAAAAAACATTGGATTTGATTTAGAAGAAGTATTTAGACCAAACGATGTTATAGGAACAATGCCGTTCAACAGAACATTATTAGATTGGGCTAAATTTGATATTAACAACAGAACCCGATATGATGCCTCGATTAGCTCAGGTTTAGCTATAATGGCTAATCAAAGGCACCTATATATACCTGAAAAAAAAGAGTCAAAAATAAAGATTAACTTTGCAAGGTATAGTAATACGGGAACTAAAAGCGAAATAATTAGATGAAGAATGTAACAGTAGACATTAAATCTGCAGCTTTCCCTGACCAATTTGTATCTGATGCGGAAAAAGCAACTGCTGAGTACGGATTAAAAGTTGGTCAAGCAATACAATATGAATGGTTTAGAAGAGATGGAATGAGTTGTAGATTCTACAATCAGTTTCGTAATTTTCATAAACTAAAGTTGTATGCAAGGGGTGAGCAGTCAATTAAGAAATATAAAAATGAGTTAGCTGTAGATGGTGACTTGTCGTACCTAAACCTTGATTGGACTCCGGTTCCTATAATACCTAAGTTTGTGGATATTGTAGTGAACGGAATGTCTGATAGACTTTTTAAGGTGAGTGCATATGCTCAAGATGCAATGTCTCAAGCTAAAAGAAGTAAATATCAGGATATGATAGAAGCCCAAATGGTTTCTAAAGAATTTCTAGGAAAAATAAAAGAACAAACAAGTGTAGACCCTTTTACTGTTTCTCCCGAAGAGCTTCCAAATACCGATGAGGAACTATCTTTATATATGCAATTAAACTATAAGCCATCTATCGAGATAGCTGAAGAGGAAGCTATTAACACAATGTTTGAAGAAAATCATTACATTGATTTAAGGAAAAGATTTGATTACGATTTAACAGTATTAGGGATAGGAGTAGCAAAGCACGAGTTCTTGCCCGGTTCAGGTGTTCAAGTAAGTTATGTGGACCCTGCTAATATAGTTTATAGCTATACGGAAGACCCTCACTTTAAAGATTGTTTCTATTGGGGTGAAGTTAAAACTGTTGCAATGACTGAGTTAATGAAAATAGACCCTACATTAACTAAAGAGGATTTAGAAAAAATCAGCAAATACAGTCAAAATTGGTATGACTATTATAATGTAGCTCAGTTTTATGAGAACGATATGTTCTATAGAGACACTTGTACATTACTATACTTTAATTATAAATCTACAAACAAAATAGTTTACAAGAAAAAAATAATGGAAACCGGTGGAAGTAAGGTTGTTGAAAAAGATGACCAATTTAATCCACCGCAGGAAGTTATGGAGGAAGGACGTTTTGAGAAAATAGAGAAAACTATTGACGTTTGGTATGATGGTGTAATGGTTATGGGTACCAATATAATATTAAAGTGGGAAATGGCACAAAATATGGTACGACCTAAATCTGCTAGTCAACACGCATTACCGAACTATGTGGCTGTAGCCCCAAGAATGTATAAGGGAGTTATTGAGTCTTTAGTTAGACGAATGATACCTTTTGCTGATTTGATTCAAATAACCCACTTGAAACTTCAACAAGTTATTTCTAGAGTTGTTCCTGATGGTGTGTTTATAGATGCCGATGGATTAAACGAAGTGGATTTAGGAACAGGAAATGCGTATAATCCTGAGGATGCTTTGAGATTATACTTTCAGACCGGTTCGGTTATTGGTAGAAGTTATACCCAAGACGGAGACTTTAATCAGGCAAGAGTTCCTATCAAAGAAATATCTACAGGTTCAGGTGCAAGTAAAACACAAATGTTAATTTCTAATTATAATTATTATTTAAATATGATTAGAACAGTAACCGGATTAAATGAAGCTCGTGATGGAAGTTTACCTGACCCGAATTCTTTGGTTGGGCTACAAAAACTCGCATCCTTAAATTCAAATGTAGCTACCCGACATATATTGGATGGTAGTTTATATATCTATAGAAGTCTTGCTGAAGCGTTAACTTATAGAGTTGCGGATGTATTGGAGTATGCTGAGTTTAAAGATGACTTTGTAAATAAAATAGGAAAATATAATGTAAGTATACTAAATGATATATCTGATTTATATATATATGACTTCGGTATATTTATTGAAGTTGCTCCCGATGAAGAACAAAAAGCACAACTTGAACAAAACATTCAAATGGCTTTATCAAAAGGAGATATTAACCTAGAAGATGCAATAGACATAAGGGAAATTAAAAACCTTAAACTTGCTAATCAGCTTTTAAAATTAAAGAGAAAACAAAAGCAAGAAAGAGAAGATACTATGGCTATGCAGAAACAAGCTATGACTTCACAGCAGCAATTAAAGTCTCAACAAATGGCAGCTCAAATGGCTATGCAAAAAATGCAATTGGAAGGGCAGCAAAAAATGCAAATTAAACAAGCGGAGATAGCTTTTGAAATAGAGAAAATGAATAATGAGGCTCAACTAAAATCTCGATTGATGGCAGAAGAGTTTAATTACAACCAACAACTGCGAGGTGTTTCGGAACAAGCCTTAGCATTTAGGGAGGGAGAAAGAGATACTGCAAAAAAAGATAGAATATCTCAGCAAAATACACAACAGTCAAAACTAATAAATCAAAGGAAAAATAATCTTCCACCTCAAAATTTTGAGTCAAATGAAGATAGTTTAGATGGTTTTGACCTAGCTGAATTTGACCCAAGATAGTTGAAAAAACGCATAGAATAATTTATTAACTTTGTATAAAATTAAATTAAATGGATATAATAGTAAAAGACCTTGGGTCTGTTGAAGAAAAATCTGCAGCCCAAAAAGAAGAAGAGGTTCTAAATAAAGTTACTGAAGGCAATGAAGCAGACGTAAAGCAAGAACCCACCGTGGATAGTGTAGTTGATTCTACCCCACCGGAACAAAGTAGTGAAGAGGCTCCGGCTGAAACACTAGAAGAAAATATTAAAACTCCTGTTCCTGAGTTAAACGAGGAACAAGTTCTTGATTTTATCAAGAATAGATATGACAAGGAAGTGTCATCGGTTGAAGACTTATTAGCAAAGAAAGAAGCTAATATAGAAATGCCGGAAGACGTAAGTGCATATCTAGAGTATAGAAAAAAAACAGGTCGAGGATTTGAGGATTATGTTAAACTAAACAGAAACTTCAAAGAAATGGACGAAACGCAGCTTCTGCGAGAATATTATTCAGCAACTGAAGAAGATTTAGATGCAGAAGATATTCAATACATGATGGAGGATTTTTCGTATGATAGCGAACTAGACGAAGAGAATGTAGTAAAGAAAAAGAAGTTAGCGTTTAAAAAAGAGATTGGTAAAGCTCGAAAGTTTTTTGAGCAACAAAAGGAGATGTATAAGGAACCCCTTGAGTCAAGCACGGTTTCTGTCTCTAATGAGCAAAAAGAACAGCTCGAAGCTTATGACCAATATGTTAAGGATGCTCAAACCTATGAAGAAGAAGCTAAAAGAAAACGAGAGTGGTTCTTGAAAAAGACTGACGAGGTTTTCAACACAGAGTTCAAAGGTTTTGACTTTAAAGTTGGTGAAGACAAAGTATTAACTTTTCTACCTTCTAAGGATGTGGCAGAAATTAAGAATGGTAATTTAGACATAAACTTTTTAACTAAAGATTTTATGGATGAAAAAACAGGATTAATGAAAAACACATCAGGATACCATAGGGCAATATCCGTAGCACGAAATCCGGAAAGGTTTGCTAAGTTTTTTTATGAGCAAGGTAAATCGGATGCAACTGAAGATGTGACAAAAAAAATAAAAAATGTCAATATGTCTACGAGGAATACTCCTCAAGTTGTGCAGAAGGATGGAATGCAAATTAAGGCTCTCAACCCAAGTGAGGGAAGAGGACTTAAAATTAGAAGTAATAAAAAGTAAATTAACAATTTTAAAAATTAAAAATTAGAAATTATGGCAGGAAGTTTAGCAGGAACTCCCGGTTTTTCGTTGCAGCCTAGTGCACAACAAGTACCGTTGGAGTCAAACTATATTACCAACTTTGACTTTTTGAATCAGTATCTACCCGATACATATGAGAAAGAATTTGAAAGATATGGTAATAGAACTCTTTCATCATTTATAAAAATGGTGGGGGCAGAAATGCCTTCTAACTCTGACCTTATCAAATGGGCAGAACAAGGAAGGTTACATATCAAATATACATCAGTCACATCAGCAGCAGCTCAAGGAGCTACTACTGCTACATTGACCGTTACGGATTCCCCAATTGGGAATAACCCGGCAGGAACAGTTACTACAGGAGCAAATCCTTACTCTGTTGATGCAGCAATTGCAATCAGAGTAGGACAAACAGTTGTAGTATCTGATAATGCAGGTGGTGGCGAAAACAAAGCAGTCGTAACATCTGTCTCTACAGCAGCAGGTGGTAACGGTGTAGACTTTGATGTAGCATACTACGAATCAGCAGGTCAAGTATCAGCAGGTCCATTTACTGTATTTATTTACGGTTCTGAATTCCAAAAGGGAACTGCAGGAATGCAAGGTTCTTTGGAATCTGATGACTATATCTTTGAAAACAACCCAATCATCCTAAAGGACACTTACTTGGTAAATGGTTCTGACATGGCTCAAATTGGTTGGATTGAAATTTCAACAGAAGATGGCGGTTCAGGTTACCTTTGGTATTTAAAATCAGAGCATGAAACAAGGCTAAGATTTGATGATTACCTAGAAACATCTATGATTGAAGCAGTACCGGCAGAAAATCCTGCAGGTGGTGTACAGTCAGGAGCTTCAGCAGCAGGACTAATTGGTTCTGAAGGTGTATTCCATGCAGTCGGAACACGAGGAAACTTGTGGGGCGGTGGAAACCCTGATGCATTGGAAGATTTTGATGCAGTTATAGATAGACTAGATAAGCAAGGTGCAATTGAAGAAAACGTAATATTTGTCAACAGACAATTTGGTTTTGATATTGACGATATGTTAGCAGCACAAAACTCTTACGGAGCAGGTGGTACGTCTTACGGACTATTTGACAACGATGAGGAAATGGCTCTTAACTTAGGATTCACAGGATTCCGTAGAGGTTATGATTTCTACAAGTCTGATTGGAAGTACCTAAACGACCCAACAATGCGTGGTGGTTTAACAA